CCCACAAATGGCACGACTACGCTACCAAAGTATTAAGCGGCGATATTGAAGATGCTAGCTTTTTGCCAATTATTTACGGCGCGGACGATACCGAAGACCCGCACAGCCCGGAGGTATGGGCCAAGGCCAACCCAAGCCTAGGGGTAACGGTTACTTACGAGTACCTGCAGGAATTGAGTAACACGGCAAAGCACGACGAGCCGACCCTACTCTCACTCCGAAAGCTGCACCTTAACCAATGGGCAGGCAGCGCACAGCCGTACATTGAGCTAGGCACCTGGAACCGGTGCGCTTCAAAGGAACCCATCGGGCTAGCTAATTGGCGGTGCTACCTCGGCGTGGACTTGGCAGCCGTCAATGACTGGACGGCTTACGTGCTATTATTTTGGGACGGAGCCGACCGCTTCTACACGAAGCAGTACTACCAAATTACGGAACACTCAATGAACAAGCGAAAAAACAAGTACCCCAACCTAGTGCGCAACTGGATGAAAAACGGGCACGTTGAGGTATTACCGGGTGAGGTAAACACCACGCCCGACCGAGTGCGTCGGATCCTGGAGATATGCGATGAGTGGCCGGTAGAAGCGGTATTCTTTGACCCCTGGAACGCAGCGGAAACCATAGACCAAGTACGGCAAAAGTTCGGGGCTAAATTTTGCTTTGAGGTGAGGCAGGGCGTTTTAATGATTAACGAGCCAATGAAGCTACTCTACCGGCTGGTGCAACAGCGCCGCATAGGCCACGACGGCAACCCGGTTACCGCCTGGCACATAAGTAACACCACGCTGCAAATTGACAAAAACGATAACTGGACGTTTAACAAAAAGAACGCCCCGGATAAGATAGACGGCACCGCGGCGCTTATTACTGCGCTAGCCGGCTACGTTCACAACGCCCAGGCAAACACGTCGGTATACCAGACTGAAGATATTATTTTTGTGTAGTTTGGTTTGGTAGTATATTATTCATAACATTTGCGCAATGGCCACCCTACTCCAACGAGTGACCCGGAGCATATCCGGTATTATTTCGCCAAAGCCTTGGCTCTACCAGCTAATCGGCGGCACCAGCACCAACGCGGGCGAAAACGTCAACAGCAATAACGCCCCTACGGTATCCACGGTCTACGCTTGCGTGAGCCTTATTAGCGATACAATCGCCTCCCTGCCCTTCCACCTTTACGCCGAAAGCGAAGACGGTAAAACGCGGGTAAGCACGGAGCTTGACCGTTTGGTGAGCCGCAAGCCCTCCGAGGCTTACAATTCGTACTACTGGCGCCAGGCTATCATTAACAGCCTTTTGCTGCGTGGTAACGCGTACGTGCTTCCGGTGCGCAGCCGTGGCCGTATTACCGCCCTGGAGCTTATTGATACCGACCTAGTAACCATTGACACGACTAGCGGCGCGCTTATTTACAGCCTGTACCTACCTGGCGGCGTAACTATGCGCCTGCAACCTTCGCAAATAATCCACCTTAAAGCGTGGACTATTGACGGTATCAATGGCCTTTCCCCTATCATTTACGCAAAGGAAACTATCGGTACCGCTATGGCTGCAAATAAGCACCTAGGCGGCTTCTACGGGAACGGTGCGATGCCCAAGGGTATTCTGCAACTGGACGGCAGTATTCGCGACGTTGACCGCTTGCGTGAGCTTGGTAATCAATTTGACCGCCGCTACTCCGGTGCTAACAGCGGTAAGACCGCCGTACTTACGGCAGGGGCAGAGTACAAGCCGGTTTCAATTTCAATGCAGGAAGCGCAGTACATTGAAAGTATGCGTTTCTCCGTTGAGGAAATCTGCCGCATTTTTAAGGTACCTCCGCACAAAGTAGGCCACCTCCAGGGCTCCAGCTTTAACAGCTCCATAGAAGCGCAGAACGCTCAATTTGTTTCCGACTGTATCCGTCCGCTTTGTGAAGCAATAGAGATGGAGTTCACCAACAAGCTGGTAACTGGGAACCTAGAGTTTGAACTAGACCTTAAGAGCCTTATGCGTGGAGATATGCTGGCCCAGGTACAGCGAAACGTATCTTATTGGAACATTGGCGCAATTAGCGCTAACGAAATTAGAAAGAGCGAAGGGTTACCGCCTATTGAGGACGGCGACGAGTACAACAAACCTTTGCATATGTCACCCACTAACGACGTACAAAATGGCACAATCAACAGAGAGGGAGATACGGAGCCTACCGCTTAACGGCGGAGCGCAGGAAGGTCTTATTTTTGGCTACGCTGCCAATTACGAGGCTTACGATATGGGCGCTTTTAACGAGCGCATAGAGCGCAGCGCCTTTTCAAACCTGGACGGGTACGATATTCACGCGCTTCTAAACCACAGTTACGACCACGTGCTTGCACGTCGTAACAAAGGAAAGGGCACGCTGGAGCTTCGCGCAGACGAGCAGGGACTTTACTTTGAGTTTAGCGCACCCGAAACCAACACCGGAAAGGAAGCCCGTACCCTAATTGAGCGCGGCGACCTAGACCAGGCTAGCTGGGCCTTCACCGTAAAAAGCGAACGCTGGGAGAACGTGAAGGGCGAAAAGCCTACCCGCGTTATTACCGAGGTCGCAGAAATCTACGATATTAGCCTCACGCCGCGCGGGGCAAACCCCTCTACCGCTGTGGCGATGCGAAGCCTGGAGAGCGCCCTGGCGGCCGAGGCGGTAGAACCCGAACAAACCGAAATTTTAACCCCCAATAATATGGACCCAATTCAAGAATCTGCGGAGAACCCCGCAGCTGGAGTGGACGCTTCGGCCTTGGCCGGAGGTTTGAGCTCCTCACAAAAGCGCGATATGGCACGCTTTAACATTGTAAAAGCCATTCGCGAAGCCCGCACCGGTAAGCTTACCGGAGTGGAAGCCGAAATGAACCAGGAAGGTTTGGCCGAGCGTCGCCGCTTGGGCTTGGACACCCGCGACGCGCAGATGGGCGCTATTCACTTGCCCGACTTCCTTAACAAGGAAATGCGTACCAACACCGTAACCGGAGGCACCGGCGGTAACTTGGGTGGCGACTTGGTTTACACCGACCCAGGACGCTACGTTGACTTTTTGTACCCCAATACGCCGATGCTCGGACTTTGCTCCGTAGCCGAGAACTTGGTAGGAAATGTACAGTTCCCTGTACAGGATACCGACTACACGCTGAACTGGAACACGGAAACCGGTGCAGCTTCCGCACAGGACTTGACTTTCTCAACTATTACGATGTCGCCTAAGCGCGCCGTAATCGCTGCCGCTGTATCTAACCAGCTTTTGGCACAGGAGTACAGCCAAGGTATCCAAGCTCGTATGGTTAACCAGCTTAACCAAAGCTTTAACAAAGGTTTGGAAGCTGCCGTTTTGGTAGGAACTGGAAGCTCTAACCAGCCCACCGGTATCTACACCGCTTTGAACGGTACCGCGCAGGACTTGGCTTTGGGAGCTATCTCTTACGACGACTTGGTAGATATGGAGGCTTTGCTGGCCGCAAACAACGCTTTGAACGGCCGCCTGGGTTACGTTACTCACCCGAACGTAGTCGCCAAATTGAAAAAGACCAAGGTAGACGCTGGCTCCGGCCGCTTCCTTGTTGAGGGTATGCTTGACCCAGTTCAAACTGCAAACGGTTACAATATCTACTCAACTACTTTGAGCAAAAAGACCACCGGCACGCCCGACACTTACGGTATTTTGTTCGGTAACTTTGAGGACGTACAGCTCGGTTTCTGGGGCGGTGCCACTTTGTTGGTAGACCCTTACACCGAGATGTTGAGCTCAACCGTTCGTATCTACGTGGAGCGCTTTATGGATATTGCTATCCTGCGCCAAAAGAGCTTCGTTATTGCAGACGACGTAACTATCTAAATGACAACCGCTAACTACACCCCAGCAGCTATTAACCTCACAGAGGTAAAAGCTTTTTGCCGAGTAGATACCTCGGCAGATGATAGCCTATTAACTTTCCTTTACAACGCAGCGTGTGAGGAAGCTTTGAGCTACGCGCAGGTGGTCGTAGGTACGGCAACGGTAACCGTGGTAACCAACTGGGCAGAGTATTACACTCTGCCCTTTTGGCCCCTCGGTGCTATTACGCACGTTAAGGTGGACGATGTAGCCGATACGGAGTACACGCTACTAAACGGCGTACTAACCCCCTCCATTGAGGGCGATAAGCTGGAGGTAGTTTACGCAGCCGGTTACGGTGCTAACACCCCCAAAGATATTATGCACGCTATCTACCAGCGTGTAAAATACGGATACGACTACGGCGACGACTTGCCGCAATCTAGTCCGCGCTTTTTTGACCGCGTGCTATTCCGTTACAAAAACACGCTTTGACGCTAGACCGCCGTATAACCCTTTACTCGCCCACCGTTACCACAAATAACAGCGGGCAGGTGCTGCGTTCCTTCGCGAGCGCTGGCACTTGCTATGCACAGCTGGTAATTAACGAGCAAGCAGGCACGGAGGCTTTTGTAAGCGACCAAATGCAAAGCTCCGCCGTAGTGTTGTGGCGCGTGCGTTATCGCACCGACGTACTAGGCAGCTGGGAGCTTGACCACAACGGCCAGCGTTATGAGGTTATTAGCGCCCTTCCCGAAGGTCGCCGCCGGTACACACTAATTAAAAGCCGCCTCAAAGACAATGCCTAAAAATGGTATCCAAGGCTTTGAGAAACTTCGGAGGGATCTAAAAAATTCACCGGAAAAAATCCGCATACAGGAACTATACAAGGAACTGCGTGCGGAGGCTGCGCCTTTACGCAATGCAGCCCGGCAGGAAGCTTACGCTGGAGTTAAAAAGCCAGGCAGTCGCAACCTTTGGAAAAGCATTAAGATAACCCGCGCACGGGTAAAGGTTTGGAAAGACCAGATTGGGGTTTGGATAGGGCCTACCCGAGTTACTGCTCTAAAGGAAAACCGGCAGGCCTATCCCTTTATGCAGCTCTTTGGCTCAAAGTTTTACGAGGCCAAGGACTATATGGGTAAGGCTTGGGAAAGGGAAGGCGCACAAAGCCGGGCTAAAATTGACCGCGTAGGACGTTCGCACTTCCAACGCAAATTAAGACAGGCGCTTCAATGAACTATCTTAAAATAATTCGCGACGCTTTGCTAGCCGCCCAGGCGCTACCGGTCTACGCTATGGCTGCCCCACAGGGTACCACGGCGAACCATATTGTTCTACAACTGGACAGCGTGGACGTGACCGAAACCAAAGACGGTTACAAGATGCAGGACGCGAACGCCCAGGTTTACATTTACCATACCGACGCGGATACAGCCCAGACCGTACTACAAAGCATACGCGACTACCTTGCCGCGAACGGCAATGCTGCGTACCTTTCGGCGTGGATGACAAACCTACAAACGCTTTACAACCAGGACGAAGAAACCGTTATACTGGCCGCTGACTTTACTTTTACAATTAAAACTACCTAACTATGGCAACCAATTCAGGTACCGAATTTCGCGTACTATTGAGCACCGACGGCACGACCTACAAAGGTCTAGCCAATGAAACGGAGTGCAGCTTTGAAATTACAAGCGACACCCGGGAAACTACTAGCAAGGATAACGCAGTTTGGCGCACCTTCACGCAGAACGCTAAAAGCTGGACTGCCACCGGTACCGCTATCTTTGGCGACGACGACGCTAGCAAGTGGAACCCGGACGAACTGTACGACTTGGTAGGTACTACCGTTTGGGTACGTTTGGCCCCTTGCGCCGCTGGTACGGTTACTCCGGTTACTGGAGAATCCAAGCTAGACGGTACCGCCGTGCTTATTTCTTTCTCCAGCTCACAGCCGGACAAAGATAACGGTACCTTTACTTTCAACTTGCAAGGCTCTAATGCTTTGCTGAAATCAACTATCTAATGGAAAAGGGCTTAAAGTTTACGCTGGGAGCGGCGCTAATGTTTGAGGAATTGACAGGCAAACGAATGGCAGACCTGAGCGAAGGCTTGGGCTTGGCCGATACGGTGGCTCTTATTTACTCTCAAAGGTATTGGGATAAAGCAGAACGTCCGACGTTTGACGCGTTTAAACTTGAAATTGGCGCTACCCAAATGCACGAGCTCCCGGCGTTACTCAACGCCCCTTTTTTCCCGACGGAGGTCCAGTAAAATTACTGGGCCTCCTACTCGGGCGCGTAGGTCTAAATAAAGCCGATGCTTTAAGCCTTACAGGCGAACAAGTGGAGGCGGTACTAGAAGCTTACACAGAGGGCGAAAAGGACGAATGGAAGCGCACGCGATGGCTGGCTACCGTGGTAGCTAACTTTAGCGGAAACGCAAAGCGGTCGGGTTTAAAGCCTACCGACTTTTTCAGGTTTGACGACGAAAAATACAGCTCCGGTATTCGTGAGCTTTTTAAGATAGCAAAAGAAACAGATGGCGGACCAAATAATTAGCAGGCTTTTACTCGGGCTAGATACCCGGGAGTTTCGCAATGGTATCCGTAATCTAGACCGCGACCTCCAGGGCTTT